CGCGAATGTCTTGTCGAACGCAGCGCGCGCCGCGTCGTAATTGCTGATGTCGAATGCCGCGCCGAGATCCTGGCCGCGCTGCTGCAGCTGGTCCTGGGAGGCTCGAGGCGTTACGCCGGCGAAGGCGTTGGCCTTGTCCTGGAACGACTGCGCCGCCGCTGCCGTGCCAGTGATGGCCTCGGTCGCCCGCGCATGATCCGCCACCAGCTTGTTGAGGTAGGCCGATTGTTCAGTCAGACTCGGTATCAGCCCCTGGTCGATCTCGTTGCCGAGCGCCTTGACCGCCGCCTGATACCGAAGGTTCTCGGCGATGAGCGGGTCGTACTTCGCCCGCGTCTGATCGATGCCCGCTTGCCCCTCGCCGAACTTGGTCTTGAGCGCGTCGATCGCCGCGCCGAGCTGCTCGAGCGGCACGCCGCCTTTGGCGAAATCGTTGGCCAGCGAAGCGAGCTGCTGCTGGTACTGCTGCTGGCGTGCAAACAGCGGATCCCATCTCGCACGCATTGCATCGAGCGATGAGCCGAACACTGCGGTCTCAGCTGCAGCTTTGCTAGCGGATGCAGCGTATGCCTGTGCGGACGCCGCCATGTCCGCGAGCATCTCGTCGCCCGAGGCGAGCCTTGACGCCCACAGCTGTTCCGCCTCGGCCGCGCCTTCCGTCGCTGCACGCACATCGACCAGAAGCTTTGCCAGCCGCTGGACCTTGTCGATCTGCTCCGCCATGACGCGGTTGACGACATCCTGGTCGGCAGCGTTCTGCTCGAGCGCGCGCGCCGCCAGGGCCTGGACGCGTGCCAGCTCCTCCTGCGCGGCCTTCAGCCGGTAAGCAGCAGCGGTGACATCATCATTGCGACGCGCTACGCGGTCCCAGGCGGCGCCGGCGGCTGAGATCTGGTCAGCGGCCGTCTTGACCGACCCACCCACGCCAGCGACCGCCCCAGCCGCGCTCTCAGCCGATTTGACGTAGCCGTCGAGTGACGCCGCCGCCTTATCGACCGGCGCGCTCGTGTTGTCCGCGACGTTGAGGGTGAGCCAGTAGTCGTCGTTGAGCTGGTTGACGTCTGCCATCTCAGCGTTCCGTCAGCCGGATGGCCGGGTACAGGATCGGCTCGCCGCGATTCGGGCCCCGCTTCAGGACGTAGGGCACCTGCCAGCCGCGCGCGGTGCCGCTGCCGCCTGGGATGGCGACAAACAGGCGTTCGGTGAGGACGCTGGGGAACTGCTTCTTTGCCCACTGCCGGGTGCGCTCGGTCACGACAAGCTCCGGACGCGCGTATCCTGACAGCCTGCCACTGCGGCCGGTCCGCCCCTGTTCCTCCAGCCTGCGCGCGTACGGCGCGAAGTTGGTCAGGATGACATTGGCGTCGTGGGGGATGTGTTGGGAGAAGTCGGTCCACGGCGTGCCGTTCACCGCGATGAACCAAGCCTCGGCAAAAGCGCCGCTGCGCACCGGGCTTATCTCTTTGGCATACGCCAGGACCGCCCGCGCGACACCATCGAGCCGGTCGAACTTCAGCTCAATTTTGCTACCGCGGAAGGTGATCTTCGATAGGTCGTTGGTCTCGACACCATCGACGAATTGCCGGAACACCGGCGTCACGCCGCCGGCCTCCATCTCCTCGATGCGCAGCTTCAAATGCTTCGCGACGCGCGCACGCGCATCGGGTGACTGCACCTGCCGGTCCATCATCGTGCGGACCGTCCGTCGCAGATTCGCTCCGAGGTTTGCGCCGATGATGGATGGCATCAGCGCATTTCCCTCCGTCGCTGCGGCGCGGGAGGTTCGGGTGGATGGCGTTCGATCCACCACTCCCGGTACTCGGCATCCATGGCCTGCAACACGCGGTCGAGCATGTGGAATTCTCCGCGTGACAGGTGATAGAATTCGGCCCACTGGCGCACGACAGTCCACGGGATATCCCCGGGCACTGAAGGCCCGAGACCGCCGCCATGCTGCGGACGGTCAGGGTGAAGGCGATGCCAAGCTCGCCAGATCCAGAGGAATTCGGGCTCGACGAAGGGCGCGGGCGGCATGTCCGCCTCGGACATATCCGGCCGCTGCCCCGCATCCAGCTGCGCCTTCCGACGCGCCATGAGACGCGATCGGAGGGTGCCGTAGTTCAACTCGAGGCGGAGTCCTGCCCGGAGTTTTTTTCCGCTGCCTCGACCTGCGCCATGGAGCGTGCCGACACGCGGCCTGCGGCATCCCATGACATGCGCGACAGACGGCCGAAGTCCTTCTGGTAGAGCAGCTTGTGGAATTTCTCGATCGTGACGTCCTGGCCATCGTCGTCTTTGAGGTTGCGCACGCCAATGATGAGATAGTCTTCCATCAGTGACGCATTGACTCGCCTCTGCACGTCGTTGGGGATCTTCTTCTCGTCACCACCATAGGGCTCGGCTGCGGCCATCGTGCGTGCGGTGCGCGCGTCGTGGAACTCATCGGTGAAGCCGCGCACCTGGATCTCCAGGTCGCCATAGGCCTCATGCACACGCACCCACATGCCGTCGGTAATCGACTTCAGGTCTGATTGGAATTCCTTCAAGCTTGCCATTGTGCTTCCTGACCGGTTGGAAGGGGGTGGCGCGTGACCGGGAGCCCGGTCGGCAGCGGTCACGCGCCGACGCGCGGAGGCTCCCTGGGAGCCCCGCGTGCCATCAGCGCCCAGGGAGGGCGCCGATCTCGCGATTTGCTGCTGCTCAGTTCGGTGGCGGGTGGCGGTCGATCTGGAACGTGCCGGTGTTCACGGGATCCGGGTTGGCTTCAAAGGTCACGTCCACCATCACCGCCGTGCCAGGACCGGTCGCGTTGATCTTGCAGAACAGAGTCACCTGCTGGAACGAAAAGACGTAGGAGTTCTTTTGCGCGTCCTGCAAATAGATCTGCAGGTCGGCGGACAGCTCCAGCTCGGCTTGGTTGTAGAGCGTGAAATCCTTGCAATACATGCGGAACGCGCCCGAGCCGGTGAACGTGCCGCCGAGCATGCCGTCGGCGCCAGCGGAGCCGCCCATGCTGAATTCCGGCGCGGCACCGGTGTTCTCTAACGTCATCGACAGCTGATCGATCAGCCCGGCGACGGTGCCCACGTTGTAGGCCATCCGGACGAAGCCGGCGACGGGATCGAACACCGTGCCTGACGGTGCTGGCAGCGTGGCGCCGGTTGAGGCTTCGGCCGCGGCGGCGATTTCCGACTGGGCAACAACATCGATCGCGCCGGTGAAGAAGTTGCCGACCGCACCGCCAAGCGTGATGCGTGTCACATAGGCGCCGCCATAGCGGAGGTACCGGGTCGAGGAAAACTTCTGCTGGATGAACAGGCTTTTGAAGGTGGTGCCGTTGACGAGGCTCGATCCAGTGATCAGGACGTTGGCCCCGGCCGAGGTTTCGGTCGCTGCCCCCACGGCATTCCCGGTGACGCTAATGTGGCTGTTGTCGGTCTTCGTCAGCACCCGCCACCAAGTGTTGTATTGCAGGACCGTCGTGAAACCGGACACCCGTATATACTGACCGACGTTGATGTTGGTGAACTTCGTCGCCAGGGTGGAAGACAGCGTTTGGGTCGTGCTGCCGGTCGACGTCATAGTGATGTCGGCGCCGATGCTGGCGATGTTCAGCGGCGGCGACCAATCGTCCTGGCACAACGAGGCGAAGAAGTCGTCGTATGTGCCATAGCTCAATGCGTAGTTGATCGTGCCGCCGGCCTGCTGCTGCGTCGTGACGGCCCCCGAGACTTCTCGGGTGATGTTGATCTCGCTCGGCCGCTGCCGCGTCTTGGTGAGCGCCAGCGTGTCGCCCGTGTATCGTATCGCTTGAAACTGTACGAGAGGCCGCGCACCCCAGGTGACTTCATTACCATAGGAGAGCTGCGTTTGGTTGGCCTCAACGCCAGCCTGGTATCCTGCTGTCGCAGCCATTGCTGCATCTCCTCGTTTTTAGGTGCTGGACAGACGGTCGATGATGAAAGTGCCGCCGTTCGCAGCGGGATTTCCTTCGACCGTGATGTCGGCGTAGACCGCTTGCCCTGGCCCGCCCACGTTCATCTTCACCATCATGAAAGCGTTGGTGAACGTGAGCGCGTAGCTGTTGCCGGTAGAGCCCTTCAGGATGAAGGTGAGGACGCCAGTCTGCTCGGCCTGCATCATGTTATAGTTGGTGAAGTCGTTGAAGTACATCCGGAACGTGCCGTTGGCGGTGAACGTGCCACTGAGGATGCCGACCGAGAGCTGATTGCCGAGGCCGTATTCGGGCGCTGCTGTTGTGTTCTCGAGCGTTATCGCCATCTGGTCGAGAGTGCCGACCATCGGTGCGCCGTTCCAAAATGCACCGACGAACCCGTTGACCGGATCCATGACGATGGCAGAGGGCGCGGCGACGATAGCGCCGGTGGAGCTGTCGGTGGTGATTCCGTCTTCGTCCTTCGCGATGATGTCAATCGCACCGGTGAAGAAGTTGCCGATCCCGCCAGAGATCGTCATGCGCGAGACGTAGGCGCCGGGATAGACCAGGAACAACGTCGGCGACAGCATCTGCTGCATGAACATCGACTTGAATGTGGTCCCGTTGCTGATCGTCGAGCCACGCACATGTGCCGCGGTGAGAGCTGGCGTTTCGGTGACGACCGCGGCCCGGTTGGTGCCCTCGAGCGTGAGATGCGAGTCGTCGGTCTTGGTCTTGATGTACCACCAGCCGTTGTTGAGCGCGTTGGTGAAGCCGTACAGCTTGATCCACGTCCCTTGCGACAGGGTCAGGAACTTGGTGCCGAGCGTCGACGACAGCACCACCGTCCCCGAGGTGTTGGTGAGCGTGATGTCACCGGCGATCCCGTTGATGGCCTGGAACGCCTGCCAGTCGCGTTGCAGCACAATTGAGAAGAAGTCGTCGAACGTCGCGTAGGACAGCGCATAGTTGATGGTGCCGCCGGCGGTCTGCTGGGTGGTGACCGCTTGCGTCGCTTCCCTCGTGATGTTGATTTCACTCGGTCGCTGGCGAGTTTTCGTTTCCGCCAACGTGTCGCTCATATACCGGATCGCTTTGAAGGCGACCGCCGGGGCAACGCCCCAGGTGGCTTCGACAGCGTACGAGATTCGTGTCTGGTTGGCTTCGACGCCAGCTTGATATCCGGCAGTCGCGGGCATGGCTCTCTCCTGTGTTTAGAAATTCACTGCGCGCGACGCGCGGTCGCTCTTCTCAGGTGACGACAACCTCGTTCGACGGCGGCGCTGTGGTCGTGCCTGCGTCGTTGGTGGCGCTGACAGTGCAGGTGAAGGTCTGCCCGACATCGCCAGGAGGCACGGTGATGTAGGTATCGGAGGTGGCGCCGGGGACATCGGCGCCGGCCTTTTGCCACTGGTAGGCATAGGACGTTGGCTCGTTGTCCCAGTTGCCCATCGTGCAGCTCAGCGTTCCGCCGTTTTGCGCGACGTGCGGGACATCGACATTGACTGGTGGGGCTTGCGGCAAAGGCGGTGCCTCTGGCTGCGCGCCGGCGGGCTGCAGCAGGTTCTTGGCAACGACGCTCTCGTAAACCCAGAAGCCGTACTTCTTGCCGTCCACGGCGAGCGCGACGCAGCGCTCCATGGCTTCGGTTGCGTTGGTGCTGATGACCTCGCCGGTCTCAACGAACCCAGGAGGAGCCGTCGACTCCACCAAAATATGAAACTCTTCCACGGCTGTTTCCTTCCTCAGTGTTGGGGAGCGGTCACTCGATCCAGAAGCCGTACCGATTGCCGTCCTGGCTGAGGTCGATGCAGCGCAGCTTGGCGTCCTCGACGGTGGCGCCATCGACGGTGCTATCGATCACCTCGCTGGTTTCGGTGAAGGTTCCAGAGTTCGTTGGTGTTTCCTCCAAGAGATGAAACTTCGTCACAACCTGGGTCTCCCTTCTTTCAGTAGGGTGGCGGGGCAGTCAGCTTGTCGTCGAAGGTGTAACGGACGATCAGCGTCAGGCGCCGATACACGCCGTCGTCTCCGCCTGGGCCCAGCGGGTCCATCGATTGTTCGTCGCTGTAGTTGAGGCCTTCCGGCGTCACCGTGTTGATGCCGCGGAATGCGACGGAGAACGCTTTGCGCTGCACCAGTGTTGGTCGCAGGCCCTGGCCGATAGGGACCATCAGGTGGATGAAGATCTGGCCTTCTTCACGCCATGCGTCGTAGCCAATTTGAATCGGGCCGGCGGTTTGCGCCGCTACCTCGACATCGATCCACGTCTGCGGTGGCGTCGGACGCGGCCCGGCAGCCTCGTTGGGCATCTCCATGCTGATGCCCAATTGCGCTGCCACCGCCTCGATGCGCGGTATGCAATCATCCCAGACCTCGGGCGACATCGCATCAGCCGCCGAGGGTCTTCACGAAGTAGACGAGGTCTTCGGCCACCCGATAAACCATCGCGCGGCCCTGGATCGTGCGTGTCGTGCCGTCGCTGAACACGATCATGTCGCCCTGGCGCGGTGGCTTCGGCCACTTCACCGCATTCATCTCGCGGTCGGTCAGGATGATCTTGTCGGCGGTCTGC